TTTTAAAAAAGGGATGACTCAGAGAAAATTAATAGAATATATGAAGTGTGAATACAATGACTGAATTAGAAGAATTGATTGAGTTGCGTTTAAAACTTAAATCAGCATTGTTAGTTTTATGTGCGGCAAACATTAAAGATTCGTGGGCGAGATATTCAGCATATGTCCGCCTGACTGATTACAGCATGGGCTATGAGCAGTGGTGCTATAGATTTCATCACACATACAGAGAGGGTTACTGGAGACAAGACCCATTTGACAATGATGTATAATAGAAACTGTACTTATATATGAAAGCGGTAGTAAAATGATTGAATTAAAAAAAGTAACTGAGCGAAAAGCCCCGATAACTAAAAGTTCAAAGGCTGTTGAAAAAAAGGTTTATATCTTTAAACCAAACAACACGGTTAGCCAAACCATGCGCATGGTTAATGAAGTACTTGACGGAAAAGGGGACCTAATCAGCGCCCTTGAAGTGCTTCACGCACAGGCGCAAGTCTTTAATTCTCGCTCTCAAGCACGACCTATGGAATTGCGCAAGGCTCATCAAGAGCTTCACAAAATGGCTAAGGTTTTGGTCTAAAATGACTGAAAAATTAATAACGTTTGACTGGTCTAAAATCGACACTCTCATTCGTATGCAATGTACTAAAGGCGAGATTGCATCTGAAATGGGGGTGACTCCCGATTATTTAACAGAGAGAGTTAAGGTTGAAAGGGGTGTGAATTGGGGCACATATTTTGCCTCAAAAAAGGCATCTGGTGTTGCTAAAGCCCGTAAAGCTCATTGGAAAAAATGGGCTGAAGAGGGTGATTATCGAGCATTAAAAGATTGGCTTCAAAATTATGGTGGTTTAAGCGAGAAATCATCTAAAGAAGTTAATGTTACTGGTGGTCATCAGATAGTTGTACAGTTGCCTGATAATGGTAGAGTGTCATTACCTGATAAGCTTCGAAGTGCAGACCCAGTACCCTTAGAAGCGCCAAAAGCGCCAAAAGTGAGACTGCCCCTACCTGATATAATTAAGGAATTACAAAATGGCCAAGACAGCTAGAGTTAAACAACCGCCTAAAGATAATCAAGAGGCGGTAACATTCAAAGCCCAATCAGGTCCACAAACTGACTACCTCCAAACTAAGGCGGATGTTTGCCTGTTTGGAGGTAGTGCAGGAGGTGGTAAAACCTATGGAACATTACTCGAAGTTACTCGAGGCACAGGTAACGCTGGTTTTAGAGCTGTTATAATTCGGCGAAAAAGGGAGGATATAAAACAGCAAGGTGGTATTTGGGACGATACTGAAAACATTTTCCCGCTTTTAGGTGCTGAGCCCAACTATTCGGAATTGGTTTGGTATTTCAAATCGGGTGCTACGATTGGATTTGGGCACATGAATGACGGTGCTAAAGATCATCTTAGATATAAATCAGCGGCGATCGTGCTGATAGTATTTGAAGAATTGACTGAGTTTTTAGAACATCAGTTTTGGTATATGTTTTCAAGAAACAGATCCACTTGTGGAATTAAACCTTATATCCGAGCTACAACAAATCCAGAGCCGGGTTGGGTAGCTGATCTATTAGTAGCAGGCGGTTATGTTGACGGTGAAACGGGTTATGCTATTAAAGAGCAGTCTGGTAAGATCCGCTACATGGTAAGGATTGACGATGAATTGCATTGGTTTGATTCTAAAGAAGAGGGTAAGCTTAAATTTCCAAAATCTAAACCGATATCGTTTACATTTATACGCTCGTCTTTAGAAGATAATCAAGAGCTTTTAAAAGTTGATCCAGATTATGAAGCTAAACTTATGATGCTACCTCAAGTCGAACGTGAAAGGCTATTAAATGGAAATTGGAAAATCAAACCAAGTGCGGGTATGTATTTCAAACCCCATTGGTTTAGACGATTGCGAACAGCCCCTCCAAAAAGCGAGGCTGTTAAATTAGTTAGGTACTGGGACAGAGCGGCTACTGTAGCAGACAAGGTTAATCGTGATCCTGACTAGACAGTCGGGTGTTTAATGATGCTAAAAAAAGACGGCATGTTTGTTGTTATTGACGTTGTACGATTCAGGGGTTCACCTGCCGAAGTAGAGCGTAGGATTTTGCAAACCACAAAGCATGATTTTGAAGATTGGGGTCGTGTTCATGTGGCATTAGAGCAAGACCCCGGACAGGCTGGTAAGGTTGAAATTTCTAGATATGCTAAGCTATTAGCGGGTTTTGTGGTTAAGTCCTACCGAGTTGTAAAAGATAAAAAAACCAGAGCTAATCCCGTCTCATCAGCGAGCGAGAACGGCTTAGTATCACTTGTTGAGGGTCATTGGAACAGTTCATTTGTTTATGAGCTTGAGCAGTTTCCTGACGGTGTTCATGACGATTGCGTTGACGCACTGAGCGGCGCATTTACAGCATTAACTGGAAAAAGAAGCGGGTTTGCAATATGAAGTTTGACACAGGGTTTACAAATAGAATTAGAAGTCGAACAGACAGTTTCATGAATATGATTACTGGTTTCGGCACAAGTCGGGATCACGGTGAGCAATTCAGTTGGCATTCTGAATCGATAATGGATACAAATAAATTAGACGATATTTACGCACAGCATCCTATTGCATGGAAGCTGATTGATCCAGTTGTTGACTCAGCAATTCACAACTGGATATCGATTGATTCTGATAAAGAGGAGGATATCAATGATAGAATTTTAGAAATGGGGGGTCAAGAAGTTATAGTTAGAGCATTAAAAATGGCAAGGCAACATGGCGGTTGTGCCATTTTTTTAGATATTGATGATAACGCACCAGACGATATGCCCATTGATTATAATAGTGCTACAGAACTAAAGTCAATTTATTTAATCGAGCGTAATTATTGTAACCCTCAATATTTAAATCGCACATTAAATCCTGAACATTATAACGTAACAACTTCAGCGTATAGTAAAACACCAATTAGTTTAAGGCGTGTTCATTATTCACGTTTGATTATATTGAGAGGTATTGAGGTGTCTACCGATTGGATGTTACGAAATTCTGGATGGGGTGAATCAATAATACAACGCTGTATTAAACCTTTAACTAATTATTCAATTGCACACGGAACAGTTCCCAACATATTAAAAGACTTTATTCGTGACGTGATTAAGGTTGACGGGTTAACTGAGTTAGCAGTAATGAACGATGAGAAATCTAGAGACGCATTCCGTGATCGAATGGAGTATATGTTTCAAGGCCAAAGCATGATTAACAAACTGGTTCTTGACAAAGAAGATGATTATGAAAGAAGTACAAGCAGTGTTGGAGGATTAGACGATTTAATCCGTGCTACAGAAAATGCTCTAGTAGCTGCTTCAGGTTTACCACACACACTTATTTTAGGTGAGTCGCCCGGATCAAGTTTAGGTGAAGGTGGTCAAGGGCAAGATAAAGATTTTATCAAGGTTGTTAATAGTTTTCAATGGGCTAAAGTTCGACCCGTACTAGATCAGCTTTTCAATGTGATGTCTAAAATTGATGGATATGATCGAGTTAAGTACACCTTTAACCCCGTACAAATGAGTAGTAAACTCGAGGAAGCTAAAACATTAGACACTGTCGCAAGCGCTTTACAGAAATTAGTGCCCATGATTTTAAGTCCAAAAGAAGGTGCTTCTATGTTTGTGGACGCTACTATAAAAACAATTCCAAAACTTGATAATATATCTCGAGATCGGATGACTCAAGCTTTAAATAAACCTGACGATAATGAGGGTGATAACAATGTATCCGATCGGAATTGAAATTGATTTAACAGCCAAATTAATTAGTATAGTTGAATCAGTATTTGCAAATTACACGTTTAAAAACTGGTTATTTAAAATAGATAGTGAACAAGATAAAACACAAGGTGATGCTGAAGAGACGCTTTTATTATTATTAGCTTTACTTTACGATGAATTGGGTTTATATGCAGATGCTGTTAATTTGCAAAATTACAACTATTTCAAACGTGTAGCTAATGAAGCTATTATGCGAAATGAGCTTGTTGGTGGTGTTATCATGTTTGCCCTTGACGATGAAATGACAAACAGGTTTAAAACCTTCATTAAAAATGGGGTGAACATAGCCACGCTTCAGAGCTTAGCTAGCGTAACTAACAAATGGAATAAAATTGGAGGCGACAATTTAAAACAGCTTGAGGAGATGGTGGCTGAAGAAAAGGCCAAACTTGAGCGAAAATTAGCCTTGGTTTCTCGAAACGGAATCGGTGAATTAAACAGTGAATTAACTGAAGAACGTGCTAAGTTTGCTCAAAGTACGCAATATAAGTGGCGTGGGATGCTCGATGAGGTTGAACGTGTTTTGCATTTAAATCGAGAAGGTGTTATATTTAACTATAGTGTACCTCCTTCGGATGGTCACCCAGGCGAGCCACCTAATTGTAGGTGTCACGCAGAGCCTATTTTTAAAAAGCAGGTTAACTAATGGCTACTCGGTCAGGAAATTGTAGAGTC